TTATGCTTCGTTCTAATTACTTACTGAAAAACAGGTAAGAGGGGCCTAGCGCCCCTACCACTATCCGGTAATTGTTGAAGTTGTGAGAACTTTCTGGATTAATTTTCCTTCGGTTCTTACTGCGCCGAGCTCGATAACAAGCTGTACCTGTTTTGTTTCTACGTAGTCTTTTCTTTCTGAAATGTCTAGTTTTGGCTCGGCTGAAATACCAACCACCATAGCTCTTGTAGACATAGCGAAACAAGAACGTTTGCCATTACTTGATACAGGCAACATCGGATTTTTAGCTTTTCCGGCAAACTTAACAAGGTCAAAACACATAGCCCTTTGAATTTCGCCTTTGTCAACTACAAACTGACGTGAGTAATCACCGCTTGTAAGCTCGTTTTCACTCATAAGGTCGGTATGTTCATCACCCGAGATACCGAGTACAAACGTTTCCGGCATATCATTACCGACATCAGCGTCGATAAAGTTTTGTTTTATCTCAATAAGTTTTTCGTAGGTTAAACCGCTTGTAGCGTCTACGGTTATTACTCCATCCTGCGCCGCTGTTAAAGTAGTGTCGAAATCCCTACCTGTTTGAACGTCAGCAAACATAGCCTCGATAACGACTCTGTCGAACACTCTTTCAATAGCGTATACACAAGCAGTGGCGTATTGACCCTGCGGGTCGAGTAAAGCACCTCTGATATCGGAAGAGTCAATAGGAATGGTTACTTCGAATCTTCTACGCTTAATTTTTCTTCTGAGATGTTCGATATCTTGGAATACTACCGGTTGGATTCTGCCGGATACTTCCCTTGCTTCAACGTCACCGATACCGTCGTAGGCGAAAAGATCGCCGCTCATTTTCATTACAGAAACATAAGGACGTAATCTAGCCCTAATCTGTTGAGCTTTCTGATGTATCATATCAGAAAACTGGATTTTTAGCGCGTTGTCTATACTTGCACCCATATTGTCACCTCTTCTCTTTTTGTATTCGACTTAGAATAAAATAATTTTCGGCTCACGACCCCCGTCGTAAGAGGTGACGGACGTTGCCTAACGTTTATAGTCGTTTACACTAGATACTTTAGTATCATCAAACGGACCCAAACGGGATACCCGTTAACTTTAGAATACCATATTAATTTTAAAATTGCAATATAATAAAAAAAAAAAAACTTCGGTGTAAAAACCGAAGTTAAAGAAGGTTCCTCCCTTCTATGGCTGGAACGGTTTTACCTATCTCCCATTAATTTACCTATTTGAATGTAAAGATCATTAACCTGTTGTTTTGTAGATTCATACTGCGGGTCAAATGGACTCATAGAACTTAGTTTGGCCATAAGCGTTTGAGCTTCCGCCCTTAGAGTTGATACGTCACCGCTTCCGGATCCGCTTCCCATACCCCTTAAATCATCCTGACTTATGTATTTATCGGATACACCTTTTAAAACGCTGGCTAAGACTATAAGGTTTTCATTGGAAAGACTATTAACGTGATCTTTAAACTCCGGCGGGGTAAATTCTTGTAATAAGGATTTTGCTACCGATTGTACCCGTTCTCTATCTTTTCCCCACGTTTTATCGGCTAGAGCGTCAAAATCTGCGTCAGCCTTTGCCGCGGCCGCTTGCTGTTCCTGAATACTTTTTAAAATTTCGCCGTAAGTTTCCAAAAGCAGTTTATCATAACCTTTTTGGAGTATCGCCGCCTGTTTTGGAGTTAAGGCCGCGTCTTTAAACAGGTTTTTAACTTTTGTAACGAACCCTTCCGGGCGAAGCGCTTTTAAATCTTCCGGAAGCTCTGAATCATCAAATTTATAAACCTCGATATCTTTTGGGCGGATTAAATTAAAATAATCGTCCCATTCCTGATCAGTCGCACCTTCACCTGGTACACCCAGTTTTTTACCTATTAAGGATTCTGCCCCGTCAAGTCTTTTAAAAAGTTTTTCCGGGGAGTCGATATCTTTCATATAGGGTTTATTCAAAAAATCTTTAGCGTAAGTATTTTTAAACTCGTTAAAGTCAAAATTACTGCCGCCCTCATTACCTTTAGCCCCGTCGCCGCCGTCACCACCTGCGGCCGCTCCGCCTCCTGCATAGTAACCGTTTATTGTACTGCCGTCGCCACCTTCGCCACCGTCAGCGAAAAAACATATCCCGAGGGGTCTTCTTTTTCCGAATAAAAATGCCATTGTCTGTTATTCCTCCATATCGTCTATTTTTGTAAACTCAATTTGTTTTAATGATTCTACCGGTATCAAGTTACGGAAGTGATAGTAGATAGTTTTTCTAGCTTCCATATAAACCGTAGACATAGGGTTTATCTCGGTTGTCTGTTGGTTCATAACTATACTTGAACGGGAAAAATCGCATATTTCCATAAGGTGTCTGAAAACTACCTGACCGTCGGGAGTTTTCGCTAAGCGTTCAACCGCCTGTCTTAACCGGGCTTCCGCTTTAGAAATCTGAATTTCTTTTTTGTCCTTAGACTTTTCCGCCGCCTGTTTTTCCATATTACGCTACCTTTCCTTTTGTCATAGCTGACATTTGCGCTACGTTTCTACCTATTTCCGATTGTTGACGCGCAACTTCAAGTTGCATAGCCTGTTCCTGCTGTTTAGCTCGCGCCTCTCTTATTTTCTTTATTGTTTGCATATCTTTAAGCATTTCTGTACTTACTCCGCTTAGTTCTGAAACCTTGCGTAGCAGTTTATCAAAGTCGATGTTATCGAGTACGTCAGGTACTACAGGGGCTACCTGTACCGCGAAATTAGCGGTATTCATAATACCTTGTAGCTCATCGGCTTGCATTGTACGTTTAGCAGGTGAAGTATAAATAATCTCGAATACGTCTTTACCAGCTAACATTCTTTGGGCTACCGCGTCAGGAATATAGAACGGTACAATACCGTTTTTAATCAGTTCTATTTCCTCTTTACTGCCACGAAGTACGCCCAGTCTGCCGCGTTTAAGCAGTATGTTAAATGTACGCTGAATCATCGGGGTAAAGAGCTCTAATTCCTGCCTAGCGTAAAATGTTCCTAAAGACTGACCGCGTAAAGCGTTCCTTAGTTGAGCTTCCCCAAAAGTCATACGTGTTTCGTTGTTAAAATCTAACAACCTGTCTAAGTTAAAATGATTGTTGATTTTTTCCGTTAACGTTTCGATATGTGCATAGCTACTCTGTAATTCGCCAACAGTATATAACGGCTCTATCGGTTTACCATTGTTTATACGGCCTGTTACGCTAAATACGTTTATGGCTCCGGCTGATGTATCGATTACGCCGCCGCCTAATGTACCGTCGTCGTAAACTCCGAGTGGCGGGTCAAGCTGTTTTTCAGTCGCTATACTGATAGCTTCCCTTGTAGCGTTAATTTCGAGTATATCGGCCATAGCTAGCATAGCGGCTGAACGTCCGTATTTTTCACCGAGAATTTTGATAAACCTCGCAACGAATACAGGCATTTCCTCAAAACCGCTTTCTTTAAGAATTTTATTTGGACCTAATTCGATATGGATAGAAGCAATAGGCATATCTTTAGCGCCGTATTTATTAGGGTCGCGCTCTTCTCTCGGCTCTATCGCGTGTAATACTTTTATCTTGTCTTCGGTCATACCTTTATCGAATTTATCCCGGCTGGCCTTAGAAAGATTTTTATAGCCGTACTTTTTAACGGCGTTTCTGATCGTCATTTCTGTTTCGTTAAATACGGTATCGACTATACCGTCCGGGCCTTCATCGATGCACATCGTTTTGACGTCCCACGCCTTATATCTTACGGGTACCTGCCAATCGTCCTCTTCCTCAAAAACCGCCAGCCCCGATGTGCCATAACCGCCCTGATCTAGCATATATTCATCAAGGGCCGTGATAAGCCCCGAACGCGGGTTATCCATAACACTATACATTTGACGGTTGGCGTATTCGTAATAGTTTTTTATTTCCTCGGTATCCGGCATATCCCACGTGGGGGTGAGTTTAAAAGTACGCGGTCCGTTTGGCCATAAGTTATTTACCATAACGTTAGCCATAATGATATTCGCTCTTATAGCGGTGTTATCGTACACGTCCTCATTTACGAATGTACCTGGGGTCGCTACGTTAACATTAAAATTTTGTTTACGGCTAAAAACGTATTCGCTAATAAGCTGATAAAGCCCGATTAAATAAACTTTTTCACGCTTTAGTTGGCCGTATCTATTTATAAGTGTCTGTACTCTCGACATAATCGCGGCTCCTTTTAATTGCCTAATAATGTTCTACGACCTGTTTTAGCATTTCCCAAAACCCCGCCGGGGCTTGTACTTAATAAGGCTAAACTTCGGTCCCTGTTTCTCGCCGCTTTTTCCTCTTCGGTACTTGGTGAAACACCGCCGCTACCGGTAGAGTATGTAATACCGCCTATAGCTTTTTTCTCGGTCTTACCTGTTATATTCCCGCCTGTAAGACGGTCAATACCGACACCGACACCGCCTGTTAGAGCGCCTAATCCAGCACCTTTCCAAAAGCTACCACCTGACGCTTTACTGACTGTCCCGCCCAATGCGGCCCCTGTTGCCGCTATAATTAAAGTTTCAATTCCCATAGTTACAGCCTCCTATTTCGCCTTGTACGATTTAAGGTTTTTAAAGGGCCGCCGCTTTTCCCTGTAACCCCGTCAATCTTTTTACGTATCGTTGTGTTTCCTAAATTTTTTCTCACCGGATAAGCAAAAGTAAGCATTAAACTATCGAAGATATCCGGCGATCTTCCATATTTCTTTTTAATATTATCTTTGCTCTCGATGTACCAAAGGCCGCGGCTCGTTTCTTTCGCGTCAGGTATAGAGAGTAAATCCGCGAAAAAGTCATCATCGTCCGGGATATCTACATCGTCGCCGCCTATCCAGTCACGAACGGCGAAAGCCATTTCAGAGCGTTTATTTAAAAATTTATCATCCTCTATAGGGCGCTCGGAAAAATGAACGCCTATAACTTTGTCCTTGTACCCCAGTTCGTGTAAACGATCTATCGTACCGTAGCCATAACCTTTATCGATAAAGCATTTGTCGACGCCCCTAGATTCAATAAGGTTAACTATAATACCCGCTAACCTCATTTCATCCATAAGGTCATACACTTTATAATCTACAATTTTCCTGCCGCGACGCAGGGTTAAAACTGTCCTGTCATTAGTCCTAGCAGGGTCAACGCCTAATATTAGAGGCTCTGTAGAGTTATTTAGTATATTACGCTTTCTGGCCCTCATAGCTTTTTCAGCGTCGATAAGAGAATCCCCGGAAGTCTGAAACGCTTCCATAACGTTAGCCGGGTATTCCTGCATGAATTTCCATTCGCTTTTCAGGTCTTCAATTTTCTTACGGCGCCAATATATTTGCTCTTCATCCAGCCCGTAAGTTTCGGCATATTGTATTTCTTCCGGGGTCATAGCAAAATCAGGGGGAACCTCACGCCTGTATTCAGGTTGCCAAAACCACGGAAGGAATATAAGAATATAATCGCCCTTACCCTGTAGCGCGTCCATACACGCCTGATAAAACCAGTTATTCATACCGTTTGCGGTTGATTCCGCTATTATCTCTGTACCCTCTTCATCCGATACAGACTGCAAAATCCCTGTTTGGATATCGTCAATATTTTCAAAAAACGCGACTTCCGATAGATGAAGTAACTGCGTCGTAAATCCTCTGCCTATGTCCCCACTTCCCGCGGTACCGACTGTATATTCGGAACCGTTCTCAAATTTTAATTGTCTTTTATTGCTAACAATCGCTTTTGGTTTAGCCGGATCCGGACATTTTTCGTGGAAACGGTCTACTATAGAAAAAAGCGCACCTGTTGTAGCCGCTTGGTGAGAAAGAATAAAAGTAGATTTATTCGGTATTCTATTATTTTTATGGTAGAAACGCCCGGCGATATATGTACTACATCCCATTTGACGGGCTTTAAGTATAAGCGCCCTGACTCTTCCTGTTAACCGTTTTTGCTCTTCAAGTTTATTATGTATAAATTTTTGCCCGAAATTAAGCTCAAAAGGAACAAGACGCCCCGATTTATTTTTTACCTGCAAACAATGTTTTGCGAAAAATAAAAAATCGTTGGTAAGTCTATCGTGCGTTCTTAAGCTATTATCTGGCATTTCTGCGCTCTTGCTCCTCAATCATATTTAAAAATTCCTGATAACTCATTGACATAGAAGTAGATTCCACACTTTGTTTTGGTTTGCCGAGTATCCTGTCTAATATCATTTTTGCGGCTTCTAAATTACCGTTCGCCGCTTTTTCGGCTATCCTTATCCACATAACCTCAGCGTTTGTCATTCCCCTAAAACGCGGCTCGATAACTTTCATTCCTAACTCTTCGTCCCATTCCCCCTCATAAGGTAGGGCCGCGGCGACTGTAGAAAGAGTTTTAACCGCCGCCGCGTTTACAGGGGTAACATAGTAGGGTTCGGGCACACCATTTACCCACCTAATCATTTTCCCTCCGACCGGTACTCTTTTCGGTTCGGCCGGAGGCTGGAAATTATTACTACTCATTCTTTAAATCGATGTCCTTGTCGTCGCCGTCTAAATCGTTTAACAAGTCGTCAGCGTCGGGAGCTTCTCCGTTACCGCCTTTGTCGTCGCCGTCTACCGGGTTAAGATCATTTAACATCTTTTTAGTTTTAAACTCTTCTTTTTGCTTTGCGTGTTTTACCGCGAACGCTTCCGGGTTCTCTTCACAATCAGCTATAGCCTGTCTTACATCGGCTACGTTATCACCGTAAACCTCGATATCTATTGCCAGTTCATTATCAGCAATATATTTCGCTAACTGTTTTTTATTCATTCTGGCTACATCTTTAGGGGCTTTTCCGGGGTCGGATAAATTCTCTTCGCCTGTAATAATGTGCGTTCTTACACGCGCGAAGTCAGGGTACTTTTGTACCATTAATTTTCTGATGTTTGATCCGGGATCCATAATGGCGCTTCTAAAAATAGATAACGCTTTCGGGGTAGACTCCGCGAAAACTACATCTAGTTCATAGTTTTTTAATTCTTTCTTAGCACCTGCTTTAGCGTAGTATTGACCTGCAAAGGAATATCTAACACCGCAAGTAGCGACTTTGGCCATAGTCATTCTCCTTAAATTTTTTTGTATTCGACTTATAAATAGTATTTGGTTTATCTTGAGTATATCACGCGTCAATTCGTCAGTCAATCGTAGTTAACAACGAGTAAACGGCTTTTGGTATTTTATTTTTGAAGGTAGATAGGGTCGGGATTATTTTTAGATAAATCTTTTTAAGTTTTATAGGGGTGGGGGGTTTTGGAAAATTTTTTTTATGTTGG